ATGGGGGATCACGTTTTTCTAGTAGATGATCTTGGATTCGCCGCTTTTCTATTGCAGAAAAAGTGGCGTTTTCAGGATCTCCAGTGGTGTCCTCCTGGAGTGACTTACGAACTGCTGTGCCCAATAGACCATTTTTATGGCGACGACTCTGATCTTGACGGGTTGCAACTGGAGTATCTGAGTAGCGAGCAGCGCAGATTCGACCGCTCCATTATGGAGCTGCGAGATATGGTTCGTCGTTGTGGTGACCACGGGCGAGAAATCCGTGTGAATTCATACGATGACCCTGCGAATCTTGCAAAGACATCGGATCTCGACATTGCTGCTTGGGCGAAGGTCCAGGGGTTGCGTTTGATTTCGGTCTGTCGCAACCAGTCCAGATCCGCGGGCAGATTCCAGTTCGAGTTCAGTGATCCCGAAGGCAGTTGGCGTGAGTACGAAGTCGCTTTCGTCAATTCTGATTGCGTTGACTTCGATGCTCGTTTACGAATGTTGAAAAAGGTGTGCAAAGGAGATTGAGCAGATGGCGGATCAAGAGAATAAAAATATCGAGACTCCCGACCTCCCCCCGAGCCCTGAGCTGGACATGGCGATAGTCGATGCCTTCCCGATGCTGCTGGATGGACAAATCCCGCAGATGAAGAAGATTTATCAGTCATACTTGGTTCGGGAAGTTGAATTCAAGGTCCAGGCTGGGATTCTTTCCATCCCTCAAGCCCAACAGGTGCTAGGGATGTCTGAAATGGCATTCTCCAGGGCCTTGGGCGATGTGCGGGATATGGTCCAGGCTGCGAATATTGCTCGGACGAACGTGGCGAGAAGTCAAGCGACCGCCAATGCAAAACTGGAGGCAGAGCTGGCCGAGGTTCCTGTCGTCGAGCCCGAGGATGAAGATGATGATTTCCCGCAGGCAGGATGGGAAGAGACGACTGCCGCAGAGCGCGATGGCGTCCCCGGCGTTGTGATGGGTCTAGGCGATGGGACTCTTGATTCGCCAGAAGATCCTGTGCCGTTGGATGAGCAACCATCTTGTCTGGCGGGGCCAGCCCTGGTGAAAGCAGAGGCCAAGTTGGAAGGGATGAATCTCGTTCTGGACAAGCCGGGTGCTGGCGATACGCTCACATATGATCTGGAAAAGGATCAGCGACTTGTGAAGCCAGCAGTCGTGGATGTAGAGACTTTTGATGAAACGCCTGGCGTCGAGCCTGATGACGGTATGCCTTCGCCTCTTGCTGAATAAGGAGCATTCGATGATCCATCTCAAGCGTAGTCAAAGCGTCAGTCTCTCCTCGCCTCTCCTGTGGGCTTGGAGTCAGAATGCAAATGGCTTTTTGGCTGATCCGGTTGGGATGGAGTATCGCTTCTTTTCAATGCAAGCGACGTGGGTTGAAGAGTCGTCCAGTTGGACGGCTGTTGACCTTGCTACTCAAAAGCTCGGAACTGGCCGCTACGCGATTGACTGGACTGTCCCTGCTGATGCTTATTACGGTCGTTGGTTTATGCTGGTCAGGTGGCGGCTGGCGGCGACGGATGACTGGACGATTTGGGCTTTCGAATTTGAGATCGTCGCAGATGCCGTGTTTTTGATGGGGCCGACATATGCGCTTCTGACTGATCTGACAGAGCATGAGATTACGGCGACAACGACGACTCAACTCGTCCGCGCACTGAATCTTGCTTCTCGGCGGATTTCCCAAGGGACGGGGAACAACCTGTTTCATCCAGAGTACATCAATATGGTGCTGGACGGGCAGGGCGGGAAGAACCAGGAGTTCGATTTTCCCATCATCGCGGTTAATGAGATTTCGTCATTGTTCGAGGACTTGTCCGACTCCATCGATTTCACATCGGATGAGATCCAGGTCTACAACAGGTTCATGAATGGTCAACTCTTGCCTGATGATCGGACCGACCCTCACGTCGAGATGTACGATGACGGCGCTCGTTTCCCGAAGGGTCGGCAGAACATCAGCATTTCTGGAGTCTTTGGATTCATCGAGCCTGTCGATCTTCGGATTGACGAATTCGATGCGAAGGTTGTCAACCGCCCACCAGATCTTCTTCGCGAATTGTGCTGCGATTTGACGTATCGGGGCGTACCAACGATTGGTGGCGACCCGGGCGAGAAGTTCGAGCGGGAAGAGGGCGATAGGATCACGAGCGAGAAGACGAAGGAGCAGAGCTATAGCCTCGGGCCGAAACATAACGTCTATGGCGACGGGTTCATTGGTGAAGGCGAAGCGGACAACATCCTCGCTCAATATCGTCGTCCATTCGGAATTGCGGTCGCATGATTTACCAAACAGCAAGCATCGGTTTTGCCGCTTTCGCAATGACGAAGGGCGCTCGAATCAAACAAGCTGTTATGGCCGCGGGCCAATACGATATCCAATTTGAAGAGAATGAGCTGGATCACCCATCAGTCTCCAAAGAATGGCAAGAAAGTCTTTGCCACAAATACGACGAAAAAATCCGATCACTAAGGGCTGCGATTCGGTCTGGAGGGTACACTTCCAGTGCTGATGGGCAGACTATCAGCGATCTTGCTGTCGCTGCATGGTGTTCGATCCATGGCATTCCACTGAGTGCTGTTTCCAGCGATGGACCTCGATTTGCATTTCGTTTAGACGTCGAGGTGGACCGATTGAAAAAAATGGCTTACGATTACGCCCATAGTGAGTGTTCGAGATTCGAATACTCGGTGCGTCTTTTGAAAAAGCTGATCGGATTAACAAGGCAACTTACGTAATGCGCGGACGTCTCATCTTCAAGTTCCATGTCGGGATCTGCCGCTTCGATGCTGATGCTTCGGCGGCGGTGAGTGGTGGTGGGTACGATGAAGATTTCAGAGAACTGAAGCAAGTCGATGACGGGACGGTAGAAGGCGCGGACAGTCGCCGCGAGATGGCAGAGATCAAACTCCCTTGTCAGGTCGAACGGAAGAAGGACCGTGCTCAACGAATGGTCGAGGGCGGCGATGATCCTGAGACGAAGCTGAACTTCATTCTCCACTACAAAGATTTGGAAACTGCGAGTCTTGTGGACACTGATGGTCTGGCGATGATCAAGGCGAGCGATCGAATAGTGGCGATTTATGATAAATACAACAATTTGGTTGAGCGGTTTGTCGATCCACCAGGGATGTTTGTTGTCGAGGCGAGGTCGACTTCTTATGGTCTGTTTATGCGGTTTCCAAAGCGGAATCTGCTGGAGTTGACTTGTCAGGAGAGGCGAGAAGGCGCGGTGCAATAATGGGCGTCACCCTCCAAGGTTTTACAGCGACGGGTCATATGCTGGCTCGACTTCAGGCCGCGGCTCATGTCGCTCCCGAGAAAGTTACTGCGAACCTGGCGCAGGAATTCCGATCTGCAGTCATCAGAGGAATCCACAATCAAGCTCCTGGGGGTGTTCCATTCGCGCCGCTGTCTCCAGTTTACGGTGCGTGGAAAAAGAAGATGGGCTACACGAAGATCCTGGTCGTGACTGGCGATCTGATCAAGAGCATCATCGTTTCGAAGCAACCTGGCGGATATTTTGTGGGGACGCTTTATTCCGCGCGGGGTAAAGATGGTGAAGACCTTGCCAACGTCGCTGCTGTCCATGAATTCGGTTCGGACAAGGCAAGCATCCCGAAAAGGAGCTTCTTGATGGCCACATGGAACGCGTGGCACAAAGAAGCGATCAAAGAACTTACCAAAAAGTATCGTCACCAGCTTGGATTGCCATGACAATTACGCTCTCACATCTCGACGTTGTCACTGGCCCGCCTTCGGGGAAGTATATGGTCAGGATATGGGGAGAGGGCTTTACGCTCCCCGAGAGTCGTCGTGCGATCTATGGCGTGGATCGTCCGATGCGTGTCTATGTTGATGGGCAGGCATGCCCTTCTGAGGAAGTTCTGACAACCGAGCTGATCCAATTCATCGTTCCAATTTATACCGGCGAGCCTGGTGATCTTCCCAAGCTTGTCGATGTTCGGGTCGTTCTGGTTGACGACGATGATGTGGAACAGGATTCAGCGACGCTTACTGATGCATGGACCTGGGCGCAGAGTATGCTGACCACGGAGTCTCGATTCACGCTGATCACTCGGGAGCTGTTGCGATTGTTCAAGCGCCATGTTCTCAAGAATACGGTGATGCATACGAGCGTTGACTACGAGGAGATTGTCCCAGGAGTTGGCTCTGTCGATCTGGCGAAGGCACAAACACCTATTTTGATTCTTGCCGGGCCGACTCAGGATTTCGACAACTTTTTCAGATCTGGGATTCGGCCAGAGACGAACGATGCTGATAATGCTCAGGTTTGGACGAAGAGATCTGTCCCGATGCATAGCCGTCTGATCTACACTTTGACCGGTGCGGCGAAGCGAGCAATCTCTCTTCACAACCTTCAAGAGCTGTCGACCAGATTCTTTATTTCTGTACAACGTGTGGAAATCACGTATAACGGAGAGACAGAGGACTTTGGAATTTATCTCACTGCCCCACCGTCTTTGACGCTTGCCCCAAGTGAGAATGATTTCGTGAGCTTTAGCGGAGCATTCGAGATTCGAGGCTTCGACCACCGAGATGTCGACAGAGAAATTGTCGAGCGAGGCCGAACCCTTGAGTCAGACCCGACTATAGAAGTCGAAAAGTTGGAGGGCACATGAGCCATTCGATTGTTTTGAAAAACGGGACAGGACGAATGATTTCGTTCGAAGTTCCGCACGATGAATACTGTGCCAGAACAGGGGTTTGTGCATGTCATCGATCGACGAGAAATGGAAAGTCCATTCGAACGACGAAGACGATCGTCATCCCCGCTGGTGAGTATTCCGCAGAGCTGCATGTCGCCGTACTTCATTGTGCTGGCGTTCAGGCAATGCTCAAGACCGGCAAACTGAAGCTCGGCGACGAGCCTCACGCAAAAAAGACCATGGTAGCCTGGGAGAAGAGTCGCCAAGCGCCGAAAGCGCCAGCGAAGGCTGTCCAGGCAGAAGTGGTCAAAGCTCCAGTGAAGGGAGGTAAGTAATGCCGGGCCTAACTCCCGAAATTGAAGTCATTGATGGACAGGTTCAACTTCCATCTTTGGTTGAAAACCCCACGGCGATTGTGGGGATGGTGGGGATCTCAGAACGAGGTCCCATCGCAACGAAGACGCTGATCACGAGCTGGCCCGAATACCTGTTGAAGTTTGGCGGGTTTACGGCGAATGCAGATCTCGCTGTCGCTGTCTTCGAATTCTTCCGTAACGGCGGCAAGTTCCTGTGGTTGAGCCGGATCTGTCACTTCACCGATGTTGACGATGCTTCGACCGCGACTGCTGTGGCTGGAACGCTGGATCTCTCGACTGGGGCGACGAGCCCGAGCGCTGGCGCTCTTACCGGAACCAACTCGGCTCCGTTTGCGTTGGTGAATGGCGACACGCTGGTCATCCATGTGGATGCCGACATCATCACCGGCGCGGAGACGATTACGTTTACCGCTGTCGCTGCGACAATCGAGACTCCTGGTGCAGAGACTTGGGACCTGGATACGGGCGATATCCTGACGGTGAAGATCGATCAGGAGACCGTTGCGCAGTCGATCACGTTTGTGACGAGCGAGTTCGTGAATATCGATCTCGCAACGGCTGAAGAGATCGCGGCGGTCATCAATGCTCAACTTGTCGGTGGCCGTGCGACCGCATCTTCTGGCGGAACGAAGGTATCGATCACAAGCGACAAGCTCGGTACGGATAGCCATGTCCAGGTTACGGGTGGCACTGCAAATGTGGCCGGAAAACTGAATTACGGCACGGTCGAGGAAGACGGCACGGGCAACGTTGCGGACGTCGCCAATGTCTCGGCTGCTGAGATGAAGTCGATCATCGAGGGCGGTATCTCTCAGGCGAGCGGTGTGACGGTGAGTGGAAGTACCACGATTACCATCACTTCGAACACGACTGGCGTGCTGTCTTCGGTGCAGGTACAGGCTGCTTCGACAGCGGACGATGAGTGCGGCTTCGACAATGCAGTCCATTCTGGTGGGACCGGCGCAGCCGCGACTACTCTGCAGGTGGATGGCAAGACCGAGGGCGCTTATTCGGACAATGTCACGCTCTTGGTCGAAGATGCGAGAAGTGCGGTGGCGAGCGAATTTACGCTGAAGGAGTTGGAATCCGGGGTCGTTAAGCGGACTTGGGACAACGTGACTATGGATAGTTCGGCTGCGAACTACTGCGAGACGATTGTCAATAACGCCATCTCTGGATCGAATCTGATCGCGCTGACGGATCTTGCCGCATCAGGCACGCCGCTCCAGAGACGACCTGTGAACGGGACAAGCGCGGCTCTTTCGGGTGGTGATGACGGCTTGACGTCTTTGGCCGATACCGACTTTATCGGTGGTGAGGCTGGACAGACGGGCCTCTACACCTTCGACGAGGTCGAGGAAGTGACCATCGCGTATATGGCAGGTCGTGCGACGGCGGCTGCGGCTGCTGGCGTGGAGACGTACTGCGGTACGCATCGCGAAGACATGATCTTCCAGGTCCACGACATCCCGGACGGGTATACCTACCAGCAGGCGGGTGCGTATCAGGACGCCAATCTTTACCGACTGACGACCTACGGCATGGCGAGCTGGCCGAACCACTACATCAGCAATCCTGACCCGACCGTCTATACCGGCGACACGCTGCTGGCGGCGAATGGCGGTGCGATCTGTGGCCTGTTAGCCAGGATGGATAATGCACAAGAGGGTGGCGTTTATATGTCGCCAGCTGGTGAGGAGCGAGGAAAGATCGAAGGCGCGGTCGCGCTCGAAACGGATGTGATCCGTCGTAAGCCGGTCCGTGAGTACATCTATCCGAAACGGCTGATTCCGTTGCGAGGTGAAGGGACGACCTTCTACCTGGACGGTGGCCGGTCTTTGAGCGACACGGGTAATTGGGCCTATATCCTCCAAGCTCGCGGCGCGATCAAGATCAAGAACGATCTGAAAAAGCGCCAGATCACCTTCGCGAAGCACGAGAACAATAACCCCAAGCTTCGCGCCCGGGTGACGAGAGTGATCGATCTGTACATGCGGGAACAGATGAGGCAGGGCGCATTTGCCTCGACCGATCCTGAAACCGCATACTGGATCGACGTGAGTACCGCTCTGAATCCGGCATGGGTCGTGAATCAGGGCAAGCTGAAGATCAAGATCGGTGTGGCATTCGTAACCCCGGCTGAGTTCATTGAGATCGAGATTTCGCAAGACACCCGGGCGATCGACGACGCGCTGAACGTGGCCAACGCCGCATCGTAGACCTATCGATTTGACATTGGGGAGGCGAAAGTCTCCCCGTTCCTTTAGAAAGGAGTTATCCCATGGCACGCGATTTCATGCTCAAAGGCATGTTCGATGTCGAGATCGCTGGGGTTACTGTTGCAGAATTCACCACTTGTTCCGAAATCAAGGGCGAGATGGGTGAAAGCCTCATTCACAACGGCGGAGATATGGTTCCGCTCAAACAGCCAGGCAAGGTGGTCAGCTATGCCGATGTCACGTTGGAGCGTGGCACATACAAGGGCGACAGCGACATGTACAATTGGTTTGTGCAGTGTGTGAAAGGCGCGGCTGGTACAGGCAAACCCGCAAGCACGCTGTTCAGGACTGTTGACGTGGTCCAGCGGGATCGCGACGGCGAAGAAGTGCATCGCTGGAGACTGTTTCAGGCCTGGTCCAAGGCGTTTAGTTCGGGTGACTTTGATGGTTCTTCGGACGATCCGGCCATCGAGCAGCTCGTTCTGTCGTACCGGTATCCTGAGAAGGCGGCATAGGCTGCCTCTTTTCACACAAGATTTAAGGAGAGATTTAGATGCCCCCCAAGAAAGAAGTGAAGCCCGAGGAGCAAGAGCAGCCGCCTAATGTTCAGCCTGAAGTGCAAGCGCAAGATGGCGATGTGGTTGAGTTTCTTGCCCCTTCCGGCATGACAGGTTCGTTTAGACCGATGCGAGTCAGAGAGGAAGACATTCTGTCCTCTCGGCTCGGGTCGAGTCGTGTCGATCCGCTCGAGCAAATCCTCGCATCCTGTTGGCTAGGCGTCGACGATCCAGGGATTTACGCCAATATTCCCGGCGCAATCATGGACGGCGGGAAGCTTAACTTTGGCAAGGTTCTCCAGGGAGATCGGTTCGCATATCTCGTAGCACTGAGAGCTGCGTCGTTCGCAGACGGGGATAAGTATGACATTCGGGTCCAGTGCCCGAGCTGTCGAAACACGATTGAGGATAAAATCAATCTGCTTACCGATCTGGCAGTGATTCCTCTTCCTGATAAGTCGCGGGCGATTTTGGAGACAGGCGAGAATCGTTTTACAGCGACTCTTTCCAGCGGGAAGGTGATCTTCTTCAAGCTGATGTTTGGGGAGGATGAGCGGAAGCTGGCGGCATCCCGTAAAGCGGCCAAAGGCGATCTGTCTAGTCGTGTGTTGCGTTTGCGGATCGTGGGAATCAACGACGTTATGTCCGATGGTGCTGGCGGTGTGAATCTTCCAAAGATGGTGAAGGATCTCCCATTGCGAGAGGTCGCAGAACTGCGTGATCTGATGGATGAGGCAGACTGCGGCGTCGATACGATGGTCGATGTGGCGTGTACAAACTGCGGATTCGAGGCTGAAGTTGACGTCCCTTTTGGGGCAGATTTTCTGGTGCCTGCTCAGGGTCAAAAGAGGCGATCGAGGCGGCGTCGGTCCTAGACGATTACGAAATCCTTCTCCCGATCTGGGAGAGGGAAACCTTGTTGGAAGCAGTGTTCAGTTTATGCTGGCAGCAGCATGGTGGTTCCGGCCTCTCAATTTCTTGGGCCGAGGTATGGAATCTAGACTCTTTCGCGTTTAGGTGGCTGTTGGATCGAGTTGGCGATCAGAGGAAGAAAGAATCCCGCGCAATCGAAAGAGCGAGCAAGCGCAAATAGAATGAGGTAGAGCCATGGCGATGAACAACATGGGCACAGGGATCTTCTTCCGGGCTCATGACATGGCTTCTCCCACCATGGCTCGGATCGGCGGGCAGTTTAAATCGTTGGCGGCAACTTCCACCGCCAGCGCTGCCATTATGACCAAAAACATGCGAATGATAGGGGCGGGGATCGGCTCTCTGCTGGTCGGCGTAAAGCTGTTGAAGGGCTCATTCGGTGCGGCGACGGCGGCTGGAGAGTTTGAACAGGGACTTGCGGGCATCGGAGCTATCACCAAGGCAACTGATGCCCAGCTGGAAGATCTCAATAAAACGGCGATGGAGGCTTCCCTCGCCACGAAATTCTCTCCACAAGAGGCGGTTGAGGGCTTAACGAATCTGGCGACGGCCGGTAAGACGGTAACAGAATCGATAGGGATTCTGCAGCCTGTCTTGGATCTTGCGACGGGATCTCTTGGACAGCTTGGAGTAGGTGGCGCTGCTGATGCAGTGGTCGGCACGTTGAACGCTTTTGGGATGGCTACGGAAGACGCAACGGCTGTCACTGATAAATTGCTGCGCATCACCCAGCTGACAAACTTTCAAACGAGGGACTTCGCATCTGGGCTGTCCATGGCTTCTGGTAAAATGGCATCGTTCGGTCAAGATTTGAACGATGTTCTTGTCGGCATGGGTTTGCTGCGCAACATGAACATCGATGCGTCTTCTGCTCAGACTGCACTGTCAACTTCTACGATTCGTCTCGCTTCTGAGAAACGTGTTCAACTTGCACTTAGTAAAGCAGGGGTTGAGGTGTTCGACGAAGAGACGAAGCGCATCAAGCCAATTTTGACAGTAATGTATGAGCTGGCCGAAGCTACGAAGGACATGGGCGATGAGCAGCGATTTGCGTTGGGCAACCTCGCGTTCGGTCGTCGTGGTGTAATGGCTTTTACGGCAGTGGCAAAAGCTCAAGTGAAGGTCCAACGCGAGGGCGTGGAAGTTACATTGCATGGTGCGGAGGCGATTGCACATCTCAAAAACGAACTGAATAATTCGAAGGATACTGCATCTGATTTTAAGGATATTTTGCTCGATACATATGCAGGACAGAACCAGCTCCTCGAGGGTGCGCAGCAGGCGTTAGCGGTGGCTCTAGGCAAGGGATTTACCACTGTCCTAAAGCCTGTTGTGACAAAGATGGTCGATCTCTTCAGCAATCTTGCTCGTTCAATCGACAAGATGGACCCAAGTGTTCGGGCGATGGGAGCCCGGTTCATATTCATGTCTGGAGTCTTCTTGACCGTGCTTGGAGTCGTGCTGCTTCTGAAGGGAGCAATGGGGCTTCTCGGAATCTCGATGAAGGTCGTCATGATTCAGATGGGCGCACTGTTGGGGACGATTCTCCCGATAGTTGCTGTCGGCTTTGTGCTCTGGAAGGCCTGGCAGGGACTGACCAAAGCGTTCAACGATGGAGAAGCCCAGGTTGTCGCGATGGCAGAGCCATTTCAGAAATTATGGCTGGCGTTGAAGGCGATTTCGACTTTTTTGGTAAAGGGTGAAATTTCAGGTCCGCTGCGAGATGAATTGCTAAAGGCTGAGAACCGAGGTGTTCTGTTATTCGTCGACAAAGTGATGGACGCTTTCGATGTAATGAAGGCGTTCGCGATCGGTGCTTTTGAAGGGATTTCCAGCGCGGCGAAAGATCTCTTCCTTCCCGTGATTTCCATGGTCGTTGAAGGATACAAGCAGTTGGTGGAGCTTCTTTTCGGCGTTAATGAGAAAACAGAAGATTCGACGGATTCGATGGGTTCATGGAATGAGAACGGGAGGCTGTTGGGTGAGACTGTCGTGGTTATCACCGGGGCGTTGATCACACTGAAAGGGACGATGATTTTAATTAAGGGAATCACGATTCTCTACGCTGAGCGATATGGCTGTGGAACAAACGGCTTGTTGCTGTAAATGCTACGATGTGGGTAACTTCGCTTCGTGCAGGAACGATGAAGGCGAGCATGGCTAGCATGGCGACTGGTGCAGGACTGAAGGGAATGTTGGCAGGATTTGGGTTGCTTGCTATCGGCATTGCTGGCATCTCATATGCTCTGAACGGTGTTATTGAGGAAGCTGGCGGTGCGGACAATGCAATGAGAGAATTCCAGCAGCATGTCGCTGGAGGTCCGACAGATCGTGAGGCCCGGGAGGAACGACGGAAGCGGGGCAGAGGTGCTTTGACTGGTGAAGAGAAATCTCGTGTCCAGACAAGGTTCAGTCGTATTGTTTCCCGGGCGAGTGCTGCTGGAGACACGATGTCGAGGGATGAAAAAGAGGCAATGATGAACCAGCTGACGGCTACTGAATTGGGACGTCGTGAAAGGGCAGAGCAAGCTCCATCGATGGATGCTTCGGCGAATCCCGCGGTTGCTCAAGGTCAGGCTCAAGCAGATCTCGCGGCTGCAGGTGAGGCAAATATCCTAGCGTCACAGAATGCGAATGCAGGGTCCGGTGGCGGTGTTGTCGAGATTCACACCACAGTCCAGCTCGAGGGCGAAACGCTCGGAAAATCTGTCAGTAGAATACAAAAAGACAGGGCGGCTCGCGAGTTCGCACCTGAATCGTCGGAATAGGAAAAGGCTATGGTTGCTACCCCGATTGCGAAAGCGCCTCCAGAGACTCTTGGTGATCTTCTCGGTTCACCCGAGCGGGTCTATTTTGAGAATCAGGAGACAGGTGAAAAAAAAGAACTGCCTCTGAATCCTGATGTTCTGAATGAATCTGTCCGGGTCCAATACAGCTCGTTGCGAATCGTTGGGCTGAGCCACGATCCGATGGTTTACGAAAATACTGAATCCATGACTTATCAAATTCAGGTCGTCTGTGATCGGCTTGCTGTTCTTCAGGCTTATGGCGGGACGGATGAGAAGGCGCGTGAAGAGATTGAGGATTTCAGGCGATTCTTACTTTCCTTGACAATTTCGAGCCGTGTCTATGCTGGCCTGATGGGTGGGGCCCCTCCAAAGATTTTATTCGTCTGGCCCAATGTCGTTTCGATGGAATGTAGAATTACAAGCCTTCGTTTTTCCAACACTTTCTTCTCGAAAGACATGCGAGTCTTGGCGTACACTGCCGACATTGAGATGAAAGAGGCTCGTTCGACACGGAAGTTCGGTGATGACATTCGGGTCCAGGGTACGATCTTTTCGGGAGGCTTATGACATGAGTGGACCTCAGATCGATTCCAGATACGAATATTGTTTTGCGTTGAAGGATGACAACGACGTGTGGTTCTTGAGCGAGCCTGAGCCGTTTCGTTATCAACAGGAGAACGATACGATTCTCCACGAAGTGAAGGACGGGGAAACGCTACCTCAGCTCGCCAACGCTTATTATTCCGGCATGGATCGGCCATCGAAATTCTGGTGGGTGATTGCCCAATTCCAGCCGGTGCCGATCGTGGATCCGACATTGAAACTTTCTCCTGGTACGATTCTTCATATCCCTTCTCGGCGACTACTGACCGGGACGATTCTGTCTCCGCAGCGGAGGAAAGAATTTAATGGCTTCAGCGCAGCCATATGATCGAGCTGGACCAGTCGTAGTCCTTGCATCGGTCGACGGGGATGAGCCTAATCAGGTGCTGGATTACGAGGACCGATTCGAGTCTTTGGAGTTCCTTGATTCTGATACCGGGGCAGACAAGCTCACAATCAGTTTGCAGAACAGAGACTTCGCATTGGTGGACGACAACCGCTTGGCCAGGGGGCAAATACTCCGTGCGTCATGGGGATATTTGGGGAGAATGACTCCCCCTCAAGACATGGTGATTCGGGAAGTGAAAGGCGGCAGTTCACTAAAGATCGTCGGTCATTCAAAGATGGTTCTGTGGGACAGCGAGCCTCGTTTTTTAATTTGGGAGAGTTTTCTGATTTCTGACATCGTGACTCGAATTGCGGCTAAATATGGGTACGCAAGTCCATTCATTTATATCGATCAGACAGAGGAGCTTGTCCCGTCCATTCAGCAGCGGGAGACTGACGCTCGATTCGTAAAACGGCTAGCGCGAAAACTCGGCTGGATGTGCTATATTGATTACACCGGATTCCATTTTCGCAGTCGGACCACGTTTCTCCCACCGATGAAAATTTATTCCTACGGTATGGACGTCGAGGGGTCGCATCCTGGCGGTGAAATTCTTGACTCGCCACGGGTGGAAAGCAACTTTGCTCGCAAGGCTGGACGGATCAAAATCGTTGGTCGAGATCCGATCAGCGGTGAGGAATATGTCCAAGAGGCAAGCAATGTCCGAACAGAACGGATGGGCCAAGGTGCTGTAATTGAGATGGACGATCCAGCTCTTGCTCATGGAAGAGTGACGGGTAGAAATTCCAGGGCGGTGGTCCGTGGCTTGCCTGGAACGCGGGCGACGGCGAGGCAGATTGCAGACGGCAATTATATCGAATCAGCTGCGTCTACGTTGAAAATGTCGATGGCTGTTGTTGGCGATCCTGTTATCCGAGCAAAAACGATTGTCGAGGTATGGGGGATTGGTGATTATCTGAGCGGCCAGTGGTACGTCAACGAGGCAACGTCCGTGATCACGCCTGGATCATATGAGGTTCGATTGAAGCTGAAGAAGGACTCTGCAGGGAAGATTCGAAGCAACCTGGTGAATGAATCTGAGGCTCGAGCTACTGGTCGTCGTAGGGGCGAGGAAGAAATCGTTAAGGTTGGGACGCTTTACCGTGAGAATCGTCAGACGAAGGATCGAGTTGATTTTGTGCGCGGTGGAGAAGTTTTAAAGACTGAAGACGAGAGGGTGGTTGTCAAATGATGTATGAAGGGTTTGATCGTCCAGGGGAACAAAAAATATGGGGCCATTACTCAGGCATCGTGGTTGACCGGAACGATCCGCTGAAGCTGCGTAGAATCCAGATTCGTGTTCCCGGAATCTGTGAACCGAAAAGTGGATGGGCACGGCCTGTTGGGAGCGCTCGTTTCCATACGCCTCGTCTCGGAGATGAAGTTGACGTCTTCTTTGAGGCTGGCGACATCGATCTTCCCCGGTTCAATATCGGCGGATATACGACGGAGATGCAGAAGCCACCGCCACAATATTCAGAACAGACGGTTGAGAATGCTCCCAATGTCTCGGTTTTCAACACCGAGACTTTTGCAGTTGTGATCGACGAAAACATGGGATCTCGGAATCTGAAAATTTACAGCAAGAAATCTCGGGCTGCTGGTGTCGTAGCAGACGACATGATAGAGATTGATGCAGAAACCAATATGGTTACGGTTTCAGGAACGACGAAGCTGAAAATTAATGCCCTTGGTGGTGTTGAAATTTTGGCTGCTGTCGCTACTGTCAATGGCCGCGAAGTTGTTCCATCGGAGGATCCAATTGGCTGACGGCGACCAGGTTGTATGCAATTCTCCGGGGTCAGATTGCACATTGGTTCTTCCCGGTGGCGGGGAGTTGGCGTTCAACTTTGCGCTTCAGTACCCGACACCAACGGCAATCGTCTCCCACATGATGGCGTCGATCAATACGGCAACAGCGCCAATGATGCCTGTGATGAGGATGATCGAGGCGCTGAATGCCGTCTTGGAATGCGCCACGGGAATCAAGGATGCTGTTCTCGAGTTCGACCTGATCGGTGCGATTAAGACTCTCGCCGAATGCTTACCAAACCTGATCGAAAAACTCCAACAGCTCTTGCCCTTACTTCCACCAATCGGCCTGGTCGCGACGTTGCGCGGAATCATCTGCATGATGCTCCAGGTTGTCAGTGCGATGGCGAGTATCGTTGACGCAATCAAGCGGTCTGTGCTTCGCCTGGAGCCGATGGAGGATGCGTGGACGAAGCTGGATGACAAAGAGCTTGAGGCTGTTTATAAAGACGCTCAGGGTCGTCTGTGCAAATTGTATAAGGCCAACGGCACTCTTCTTGGACAACTGACGCTGATATATGATACTTTCATGCTATTCGCGGAACTTGTCGGTGTTCCGGTTCCTGAGATTGACTTTGGCTTCATGGACACACCGACAGTCGATTTGTCCACTGATGCGTTGGATGAGACGTCGGCGTTGCTGAACAGCCTTCAGGGCGTTCTAGAACAAGTTTATGAGGCGTTGCCATGAACGTAAATCTCGGACAATTTTGGAAAGGAATCACTCAGCCTTTCCAGCGGTCGGGACAAGGCGATTTCCAAGTTGCCAGCGGCGCGGAGATGGTGAAGTCTGCAATCATTCAGATTCTATTGACGAGGGGCGCGACGGAATATGCTCAAGGCGAATTGCCATGGGATCCGAGTCTTGGGTCTGACATCCACCTGCTGAAGCATTCGACTTTGACTCAGAAGACGTTGGAGCAGGTGATCGCTTACAAGATCGGTCGAACCCTTGAGAAGTACGAGCCTCGGATTTTGCTGCGGTCAGTGCTTGTTTCAAAGGAGCGAGACAAGATGGGAATCAGTGTTCGTTTTTCGCTCAGAAACCATGGTGGGGCGTCGGCGACTGTCGAGGAAGCCTCTGTTATTCTAGACACGGAGTTGTGAAATGACGACGCCAGTAATACCGGCTGCGGTTGATTATACAGATCGCGATTATGACTCGCTGCTGGCTCGTATGAAGGATCTTCTGTCTTCAGTTTTTCCAGAATGGACCAGTCGCGAAGTGGGAGATTTCGGGATGGTTCTAACTTCGCTGTTCAGCTATGTCGGCGATGTAACGTCCTACTATCAGGACCAGCAGGTGCGTGAATCTCGAATCACACAGGCGCAACTCCGCGAAAATGTCATTCAGCTCTGTCGGATGTTGAGCTACGAGCTGGATACGGCATCGGCCTCGACTGCAGATATGGTGTTCACTCTTGCAGCTGCCGTGGCTGCAAATGTCACGATCCCTGCAGGCACGTATCTTAGGACAAGGACGCTGACGCCTGTTCGGTTCCAGACTTTGACTGCGATAACGATCGTAGCAGGAAATCTTCAAGGGACTGTCAGCGCCGAGAATAGCGAATCACGGACTGAACAACTGACATCTTCGGGAGAGAAGAATCAGCAAATTCCGCTGCAATATACTCCATATCTTGACGATTCATTGTCGATCACGACGGCTGCAGGGATTTGGACCGAACAGGATAGCTTGCTTCAAAGCGGCCCGAACGATCGGAACTTTGCGATTCGTGTGGACGCAAGCGGTCGTGCCTGGGTTCGTTTCGGAAATGGTGTTGTTGGCGCGATCCCGACCGGGACGATTACCGCAACGTACAAAACTGGCGGTGGAACTGATGGGAATGTCGATGCCGATTCGATCCAGGTAATCGAAGATTCGATTCAGGCTGTCGACGGCTCTACTGTTTCTCTATCGGTCAACAATGCAGTAAAGGCTTCTGGAGGAGGTGGAAGAGAAACGATCGCTTCCGCGAAGGTTCGGGCTCCCCAGAGCATCAAGGCTTTGACACGAAGCGTTACCAGAACAGATTTTGAGGTGAATGCGAAAAGGAATTCCAGCGTTGACCGATCATTGATGCTGACATCTGATGAGGATACTTCGATTGGTGAGAACGCTGGACAGCTTTATATCGTCCCTGATGGAGGGGGAACGGCTTCTCAGGCACTACTTGATGCCGTCGAAACGCTGGTAACAGTGACTTATCCATCAACCCTGACTTTCAGGGTTTCCGTGCTTTCGGCGATCTACTTAACTGTGGATGTCCAGGCGACGGTCTTCCTTCACCAGTCGTACAGCGAGGCGTCGGTGAAAGCTGCAATCCAGACCGCGCTGGAAGAATATTTCGCAATCATGCTTCCTGATGGCAGCGAGAATCCCAATATCGATTTTGGGTATAATTATCTGGATGCACAGGGGCTTCCTGCTGGCGAGCTTCCTTTGAGCGATGTGATGAATGCGGTTCGAGACGTGACTGGAGTCAGAAAGATGGACGCGAATCCAGAGGGCTTTTTGCTGAACGATTCGCATCAAGACGTGGCGATTGCAAATAACAACTTCCCGGTGCTTGGGACGGTGACTCTCGTAAATGGAGATACCGGACAGGAGATGTGATATGCCGACAGTCTTGATCGATGGAGTGGCGACTCCAAAGGAAGATGCGAAAGTTACGTCACCCCTGACGACGGTGACTCTTGGTGTGGTGGACCCCGGGTTGGTTGCTGCTTACGAGTGGGTGTTGGTTGGTAAGCCGTATCTGAGCAGCACGGCGTTGAGCAGCACTATAATCGCAGCACCAACATTGCTGTTGGATGTTTGGGGCTCGTATTTGATCAAGGTGACGACTACGCTCATCGCTGGTGGGACTGCAATAAATTATGGAATCATCAGGGTTCAAAGTCCGCGTCTGGGCATTCATCTTCCTGCTCTCATGGAAGAAGGAAATGGGAATGATGCCAGGGGTTGGGATACACCCGCAACGGCGGCGGCGATGCATCTCGAAGAGATAGCTGACCGGGGTGCGACTACGGTAGTTCTGAACAACTCGGGATCGTCCATACCCGTTGGAAGCGTGGTCAAGCTCGGTGCTTGGTCTTCGATTCCCGGAGACGGCAAGGTCCCTCAAATTTCACTGGCGACGAATGCAGATGCTGCGACAGAAGTATTCGGGGTCGTCACTCATGCCCTGGTTCCT